CTATGAAGCTGCCCGAAAAACTTCAAAAAAAGTTATAAATTTTTTTGTCGTGGGCTTGACATACGGGTGCCGCAGATCATGAAAACGGAACGGGGATATATTTAGTAGTTTTAATGCTCGTTCCATACGCCTTGTTATAGCATCTGGAGAGTATGCCACGAGCCGTCCCGATTCCGGGAAAGAAGCCACTACAAAGTCTGGAAGGGTAATGTACCTGTCGGAAGAGGTTGTTTTGGTAGTTTTCTGCTGATATTCGCCGTCTTGTCCCTTTACAAGGGCTTTGTGAACGTGAATGACATTTCCTTCTACATCATCTGCGGTGAGTCCACAGATTTCAGAGCGTCGTAATGTGCCGAATGCGGCAAGGTATAAAGCAATGAGCATATCTTTATCGTGTGCCGTAAAATAATCCATCAGTGCCTTAATATCGGCGTCAGACGGCAGGGCGTAGACTGGCTGAACAGCCTGCGGAAGTTTGGTCGACAAATTGATATTGCATCCGGATGCACGCAAGGCAGCTGTAAGAAAGCCATGCGCATTTCGCACAGTTTTGGGCGCGTGGTTTTTGGAAAGATCGTTTATAAATTGTGTTACTAATTTCTGATTGATTTTTGCAATCTTAACATCTTTTATCGATAAAAAATATGAATACATTTGCTTGTAGCCCCGTATAGTGGCTGGAGAGAGCACGTTTTCTTTTGACGACACGTAATTGTCCAGACATTGCTGTAATGTAATGTTAGCGGCGGAATCGTGCATTCCGGTTTCTTTTTCAGCTGCCCATTCTGTAGCCATCAATTCACATTTTCTTTTTCCCTTCGCCGATGGATCGTCGCATGTAAAAGATCTGTAGTGTTTTTTTCCGTCAGTATCCGTGTAATCGAATGCACGAATGCGCCATGATCCAGAAGGTAATTTTTTTGCAGTTGCCATATGTACCATCCTTTCTTCTAACCGCATGGAATTCCATACGGTTTTTGGGTATAAAAATAACAGCCAGCGTGGAACGTGTGTTCCGCTTGCGTCGGGCTGCTCCGAATGATACAATATACTTGTCTAGGGCATTGTATCTTCGGAGCAATGTGTTTCGCCTTTGGTATTCCAGTACCAGGGGCGATTTTTTTATTGTGAATTATTAACTAATTCCTGTAATTTATCTCTATCCCAGAGCTTCACACCTAAAGCGTCAGCTTCTTCCTTTGCCTGTTGCATGGCAATATCATAATTTATATTTCAAAATATCGTCAAAATCTTTTATGCGTTTTTGAACCAAGAAGTTCCATTTTTGGATATCAAATATAGGCGATGTTAGCATTTCGTGAATATATTCTTTAAACTCATCATTGGTTAAAAAACTTGGTGGCTTATCAATAAATAGCATATCATAATTTATATAAGGCTCTTGTTCTTTTAACATATACAAGGACTCATCTGGTCCGACAAGACTGTAGTGGCTGTAGGAATCGGAAAAAATACTATATTCCAATGCGCTAGTAATGTGAAAACAAAAACACGAGTTTATATATGCATGCTCTATGTAATTATTGAGAATGGTTTCTAAAGGAACATTATGAGCAGTTTTTTTAATCTCTTCAATTAGTATATTGTATATGTGCAATGATGTGAGACCTACATCTTGAAAACTCTCGCGGCATTCGTAAAAAAACTTTTGGTTTGATAGAACCTGGAACATGGTATCGTAAAAATTTCTTGGATGGTTTCCGCCTTTTGGTATTCGATTGTCATTAAATTCTGCAAGCGAAACCAAATATAAGTATCTATGAAGTGGTATATAATCTTCATTTCCAGTAAGTTTTTCTTTACCCTTGTCGGAAATAATATATAATTCGTTGTCTTTAAGAATTTGTTTGATTTGTTGAGAAGATAACTCTTTTTCGATTCTCTGAATCAGTTCGCATTTTTTCCCGCTTTTTTTTAATCCAAGACTATCTGCAATAATCTTTAAATCTTTCATATTGTATATAGCTGCAAGTGTTTCGGTAATATCAGCTTTAATGAGATACTTTTTATCGGCAAGTTTTTTTAAATAGGCTTGTATATTTGTAATTCCTAAATTACTTAATAATATCGGAGAAAAATTGTCAAAGCCACGGGCTCCTTTGGAAAAGCAAGATAAAATATCAATTAGAGCGTATTCGCTTTTCTCTTTATAAGTGGGATCTCGATAATATTTATAATTGCTTCTCGAATAATGGTGTTGACTCCAATAAGAAAGTATTTCATAAGCATAATTATAATCTGAGCAGGCATGGTTTTCGGTTTGGACATTTTTTTCAGGCTCGGAAGCATTGGCGAACTTTGCTACTCTGAAATCTGAATTTTTATATAAATTTTCTAGCTTGAGAAAATCTAATATTTTATCAAAAAACATATGTGCTCCCTAAGAAGTTATCTTCTTAAAATCCATTATCTTTTCGTTATATCCAGCCAATCTTGCAATTTGCGATTCGGACATATCTGGATGCTCAAAAATTAATTCGTCCGGTATTAAAAGCTCCGCCGCAAATGTGTTTGCTTCGTTTTCTATTTTTGAATTGAGCAAGAGAGTTTTGTTGCGGATGAAATAGCAGTTTTCCTTGCGGTGCATGATTGAGTGAGCCAATTCGTGCGCCATTACAAGTCGCATTTCATTTTCTTCTAATTCCTCGTTAAGGAATATGCACTTATGATTTTTGAGAAACATATAGCACCCTGCTCGACTACCAAGAGATCCGATTTGTACCTCTACATTCAAATACTGTGCAAGATCATATGGGTTTCTGGTATTAAATTTTTTTACATAATAGTTGACCAATTGCTTTATGTCTTTCCTCAATTATGTATCACCTGCTTAATTATTTTTATTAGGATTGTATTTTTCTTTGTTAATAGGTTTCAATCTTCGTATCATCAGTTCTATTTGCCCGAGTAGCAATTCGGCATCCTCTTCTGGAATAGGCTCACCGTCATATGAGAGAGGTCCGTTGGAACCGCTTTTTAATTTAGAGCGAATATTTTCCATGTCTTTTGCTATATCTCTTTCATCAGCTGCGGATAAGCCGCCAGTAGATTCAGATGTGTCATTGTTATCAGATAACAAGAAATCGAGGGAAACATGAAAGTAATCAGCTATTTGCTTTAATTTATTCGCATTTGGTTTGCTTGTACCTAATTTGCTGATATATCCCTTGCCAAATCCTAGATCCTCTTCAAGCTTGTTCATTGATACTCCATGTTCTCTGCATAATAATTTTATGCGCTCCTTCAGTGTCATTATATGCGTCCTCCAAGTTCTGAAAAAATCGCAAAAATAATTATTGACATTCTGAAAAAATCGCGTATAATAAAAACATAAGGTTCTGAAAAAATCGCAAAAAGAGAATGTCTGAAATTATTTTTTAATTTTGTTTGGCAACTTGATTATAGAATATTTTCAGAGGTCAGTCAATATAAAATTGTGATATTTTCAGAACTGGCATATAAAGGAGGTGAGTATTACGTCGGAAAATATTTTTGACAAAATATCAAAAAAAGCGTCAGACAGGGGCATATCCATCAATTCTCTGGAAAAAAAAGCAGGAATAGCAACAGGAAGCGTTTATAAATGGAACACAGTAAGCCCAACGGTTAGAAATTTGTCAAAGGTAGCAGGAGTTCTTGATTGTACTGTCGATGAACTTCTGGAATAAAGGCTACCACATCATCTGTCCAATTATCTGGACAGCAAATAAGAAGGGAGTGAGAAGCGTGGGGAAAAGTAATCTATGTGAGGATAAGACTGCTAAGCGCATGAATCACGTCAAACGTATGTTGTATGGATCCCTGTCCCAGAAGTATAGCAATAAAGAGATTGCGGACAAGCTTGGAATGGGCGTGGGTACCATCACGAAGTATTTCAGCCGTGATGGCACGCCGAAAAACATGACGCTGGAAACGTTGTACAAGTTGGCGGATATGGCGGGTGTGGTCATATCATTTACTTTTAAGGATATTCCGGAGTGAAAGGAGTGAGAACGTTGAAAAGGATAGGTAAGATCGTTACGGCGGTCGGCGTGGTCACGGCACTGCTTGCAGGATGCTGTCTGGATTCGCAGGATGTATACGGCTACCTTGCGGGAGCGCTGTGTATCATCGGTGGCTTTCTGGGCGGCGCGGGCTATGCGATCTACATGCTGGCGGAGCGGCGGCGCACGGAGGTTGTGATCGAGATGGACAAGCCGGATATTGTGTGGATCGAGATTGAGGAGGTGGGAAAGTGACGGAACAGGAAAAACAGGAGATTGTTTCTGAGGTTGAAAAGCAGATTTTAGAAAAGATGAAAGGAACGGTTATTCGCGAAGATACACAGTCGGTTTTGAAGAAGCCACGTTCAAAATGGTTTACGAGCGCATCTTGCAATACGGAATCTATTATGTACAAGCTTTTTGGCACGTATGTTTATTGGAGCGTTTGGGATATGATCCGCAAGCTCACATGTTATATATGCGGAACCAGTTATGTGAGAAATCTTTCGGGAAATGAGATGGCGGATGAAGTGGCGGAAAAACTGTGTCAGTTTGTATACGACCTAAGAACGGAGTATCTGGAACATGAGGCAAAAAAATAGCACCCTGATAACTTTGGCGAGTACAGGTGCTATTTACCGTAGGAATACATAAGTATTTCTGCGTTTATTGTAACACTAGAATTGAGGTTATGTCAATGTATGGAAAATATCAATGTAAGTGCTGCGGTTGCATGATGGACCCGGGCGAAGGCCGGAACGGAGTGTGTGATGACTGCGTTACCGGTGAGACAGAACGGCAGCACCGCAGAGAAGAATTAGACCGGATGATCCGGTCGACGGATTTTAAACAGATGGAAATGGAGGACATTTTAAAGTGAATATAACAAAAATCAAGATTAAGAATCTTTTTGGAATCAAAGAGTACGAAGCAGACGGAAGATCTTTGGAGCTTTCCGGCAAAAATGGTACAGGTAAGAGTTCTGTGCTTGATGCGATCAAGTATGCACTTACAAACAAAAGTGATCGCGAGTACATCGTGCACAAGGGTGAGACAGAGGGCGAGATCATTGTAGAGACTGACACAGGCCTTTCTATCGATCGCAAATCCAGAACGAACAAGGCAGACTACAAGTCTGTGAAACGAAATGGCTTAGAGGTTGGCAGCCCGGAAGCATTTCTGCGGGAGTTATTCATGCCGCTGCAGCTGAATCCAATCGAGTTCATGAAGATGGATAAGAAGCAGCAGAACGCGATTATCCTTGATATGATCGATTATCCGTGGGATATGAACAAGATTAAAGAGTGGTTCGGAGAAATTCCGGCGTGGGTCAGCTACGATCAGAGCATTCTTTCTGTGCTGAATGATATCCAGGCGGAGAACGGTGATTATTATCAGAACCGCCGGAACATCGACCGGGATATTAGAAATAAGAAAGCATTTGTGGAAGAAATCGCAAATGGTATCCCAGTTGGATATGACGTTGAAAAATGGGAACAGGCAAGCGCCGGAGATATTTATCGTCAGATCGAGCGTATGCAGAAAGAAAATCAGACCATCGAGAGAGCAAAACTGTTGAGAGACAGTCGCGATAGTAAGATCAGAAAATTTGAAGCTGATCGTGAAATCGAGATCACTGCGTTGGACCGCGAAATTTCCAACCGGGCAAACCAGATTGACAAGTCCATCGCTTCGTTGAATGAACAGATCCGGTCATATGCGACGGAGAAAGAACAGCTCGCATCTAAAAAGAAAGACAAGCTGGAAGTGATTGAGCAGACATATAAGGCGAACGTGGCACGGTTTGACGCGGAGGTTGCCGAGTATGCAGAATATGCGGACAAGCAGCCGCAGGATGTGACACCGTTACAGGAACAGGCGCAGGAGATTGAGAAAATGCAGTCTCATATCAACGAATATAAACGGATGCTCCGGTTGCAGAGCGAGATCGCGGATATGCAGGAGCAGTCACAGCAGCTTACGGACAAGATCGAAAAAGCAAGAACACTGCCGGGAGAGATCCTTGCAAACTGCACAATCCCGATTGAGGGCTTGACGGTGGAGGATGGCATTCCGTTAATTAACGGCTTACCGGTAAGCAATCTGTCCGAGGGCGAGAAGCTGGATCTTTGCATTGATGTTGCGCTTCAGAATCAGAATGGTCTGAACATCATATTGATTGATGGAGTGGAGAAACTGGCAACCGATCTGCGTGAGAAGCTTTATGCCAAGTGTAAGGAAAAAGGCTTGCAGTTTATTGCCACCAGGACAACGGATGATGAAGATTTGACAGTGGTTACATTGTAGGAGGTATGACATGGAAAACACAGAGATCATGACAGTAGAGCAGACCGGTCAGTTATCAACAAATGTATTTTCTGACCCGGAGGCTTTTCAGAATTTATTTAATATTGGGAAGATGTTTGCATCATCTTCCCTGGTGCCACAGGCATATCAGGGAAAACCTATGGACTGTGCGATTGCATGCGATATGGCAAACAGAATGAACGTTTCCCCAATGTTTGTAATGCAGAATCTGTATGTTGTCAAAGGAAAACCACAGTGGAGCGGGCAGGCTTGTATGTCAATGATAAAGGCATCGCCATTATTTAAAAGTGTGAAGCCTGTTTATACAGGGCAAAAAAATACAGATAGCTGGGGGTGCTATATCAGTGCCATTAGAAAAGAGGATGGCGAAGAGGTTCACGGAGTCGAAGTTACCATTAAAATGGCGAAGGATGAAGGGTGGTATTCGAAGAAAGACAAGTATGGAAATGAAACATCAAAATGGCAGACTATGCCGGAGTTAATGCTTGCCTATCGAGCATCAGCTTTTTTCGCAAGGGTGCATATTTCCAATTCACTTATGGGATGCTCCGTCGAGGGAGAGGCGGAAGACATTGCGAAGGTACCTGCAACGCCAGTGCCGGATCCGTTTGCAGATTCCAAACAGGCACAGGCTGAGAAAGAAGCAGCGGAGGTATTTGACAATGCTGTTGAATAATGAGAATTATTACAGTCTGGAAGCCAACAGAGAATTTCTCTCTGTCAGTCAGTACAAGGATTTTATGGGTACATATGGGAGCGCAGGTTGCGAAGAGTGTGCTCTTGCGAAGATAGATGGCACATGGAAAGAAAATATGGAAGATTCCGATGCCTTGATGGTTGGGTCGTATGTAGATGCGCATTTTGAAGGCACACTTGATTTGTTCAAGGCGAAGCATCCGTGCATGTTCAAAAAAAATGGTGAACTGATGGCAAAGTACATCAAAGCAAATTATATGATCCAGCGGTGTGAGCGGGATGAACTTTTTATGCAGTTCATGAGCGGAGAAAAGCAGGTCATTATGACTGCGGAGATGTTCGGGGCAAAGTGGAAGATCAAGATCGACAGCTACCATCCGGGGAGATGCATTGTTGATCTGAAGACTTGCCAGAGCATCACAAAAACATTTTCCCACCCAGATATTGGACATCTGAATTTCCTTGCTGAATGGGGGTATTACATTCAGGGCGCGGTATATCAGAAAGTAGTGGAGATCAATACCGGCAAAAAGCTTCCATTCTTTATTGCGGCAGTGTCGAAAGAAAAAGAACCCGACATACAGGTGATCGCTGTTGAGCAGCAGCTTCTGGACGAAGCCCTTACAGAGGTTGAGCACAATGTGCCGAATATCCTTGCTTTAAAGAAAAGATCCTTGAAGCCGATCCGCTGCGGGCAGTGTGATTACTGCAAGTATACCAAAGTGCTGGACAAGCCTATCTGGTCAAGTGAATTGCTCGGGGAGGTATAGATGAAAGATTCTATTGTTGTAGATATGAGATATGCCGAGTACGACATGATTGATGGGACACCGAACGTACACCGTCATCATATTTTCGAGGGAACGGCAAACCGCCGGCTATCAGATGAAGATGGACTGTGGGTACCGTTGTCGTATGAACACCATGAGGGGAAAATGAGCGTGCACATGAATAAAGAAATGAGCACGCTCATGCATATCATTGGTCAGTTGGCATGGGAGAAACATTGCGTTGCCGGCGGCGAGTCGGAGGAGAATGCAAGAGAACTGTTCCGAAAGAGATACGGGCGCAGTTACTTATAGGTTGAAACACCTTAAGAAACCCGTTCATGCGGTTTTTATATCACGAATTATTGAAAGCCATGGATACCTCCGGGGGCGTCCCGGAGGGGAAAGGAGAAATGTTGAATCAGTTAGAGATTTTTAAGAATAGAGAGTTCGGAGAGATCCGAACAGTAACCATGGACGGAGCGCCATGGTTTGTAGGAAAGGATGTGGCGGATATTCTCGGGTACCAAAACGGTAGTCGAGATATTAACCGCCATGTAGACGAAGAGGACAGACACAAGATCATGCTCTTTGATGGTAATCAGGATAAAGAAACAATCATCATCAATGAGTCTGGTCTATACAGTCTTATCCTTTCTAGCAAGCTGGCAACTGCCAAACGATTTAAGCACTGGGTAACATCCGAAGTGCTGCCACAGATCAGACGGACCGGATCATATCAGAAGAGGCTCACACCAGAAGAAATGATGCGGATTCAACTTGGAATGGTAGACGATCACGAGAACCGCATCGAACATCTCGAAAATACCATGACGATTGACTACGGTCAGCAGCAGGAATTAAAGAAAGCTGTAAATAAGAGAGTCATCGAGATCCTTGGTGGTAAGAAAGCACCGGCGTACAAGGAATTAAGCAAAAAGGTTTTCGCGGAATGCAATCATGATATACAGGACTATTTTGCAGTCAATTCGAGAAATAACATCCCGTCACTGCGTTTTGAGAATGCTCTTGAATATGTAGAGGGGTGGAATCCGAGTAACAATACGATGCTTGATGTGAGAAGCTGCAATGCTGGAATGGGTGGTGCGGATGGAGTATAAGTTCACGATCCCGGGGCGGTTGGATGGTTTGAATGAATACACCGCCGCCAACCGGACGAATCCGCACAAGGGCGGACACATGAAGCAGAAGAATGAGGATGGAATCATCTGGCAGATCCGGCGGCAGCTTCCGGGTATTGGCACCATTACGGCACCGGTACTGATCTATTACCGGTTTTTCGAGAAAGACCGGCGCCGGGATAACGACAATATTTTGTCCTGCGCGGCTAAGTTTGTGCAGGACAGCTTGAAAAAGGCATGGGTAATCAAGGACGACAACCAAAGATGCATCCCGCACTTCTATTTCGATACGTTTGTGGATAAGGAGAATCCGAGGATTGAAGTGACGATCACGGAGCTTACCGCAGAACAGGCGAAAATGACGCTGAAAGATCTGCTCAAGGACTTGGAAACGGGGTGATCGCTTGGCAGATGGAAAGAGCAGTTTTGTCCTATATACAGAGTATTTGCGGCACATTCAGAAAATGAGCATGGAGCAGCGCGGAGAGTTATTTACTGCAATTCTGTGCTACGCAGCGGGGGAATCGGTACCCGACCTTGACCCGGTGACAGATATGATTTTCGGAGTGATCCAAGAGAGAATAGATCGTGACACAGCCCTTTATCTGGAAAAGGTTGAGAAACGCAGAGAAGCCGGGAAACTTGGTGGCAGACCGAAAGCGAATGGTTTTTCTGAAAAGCAAGAGAAAGCAAAAAAAGTGAATGGTTTTTCTGAAAAGCAAAATAACCCTGATAGTGATAATGATCCTGATAATGTAACTGTTAATAATAAAAATACTTTGGCGGATGCCAAAGCGATGTTTGAACGTTTGTGGAAGATGTATCCGAACAAAAAAGGCAAAGGGCAGGTATCGGATACCCAAAAGAAGCGGCTACTCGCAATCGGAGAACCCACGCTAGTTAAAGCGATTGAACGCTACAGCCTGGAATTGCAGAAGGACGCCGACTGGCGGAAACCACAGTACGGAAGTACATTTTTTAACAACGGTTATGTTGATTATCTGGATGATAACTATGTTCCGGGGAAAGCGGAGAAACGCCCCGCGGCAAAGAATAATTTTAACAATTTTGAGCAGCGCCAGTATGATTATGATGCGCTGGAAACGGATTTACTTAATTCGACACCACAGGGAGGGTGACAATGGGCAGAAGAAAAAGAACGAGCATGTATGACCCGTACCGAGAGGATATTGTGGCAGCTCTTGAAACGGGTAAGACGATCAGACAGATTTACGATGAGATCATACGCCCGGCGCTGAACGGCGGGTGCGAATACAGCGGCTTGGTGTATTACGTGAATAAAAACGGTCTCCGGTACGTCACAGAAAATGACGGTTATGAGCCGGTACATATCTGTGCGGAGTGTGAGCATTGCGGTCAGATCCAGCGGGAGAGGTTTGATCCCATGAGAATTTGCAAAACAGCGGAGCGGGAGGTTCTGGCGGTGGTTAAAACGTCGCCGCGGTGGTGTCCGTTACGATCGGGAGGGGGAGAGATAAATGCATAGAGACAGTAAGGAGCGCCGCAGGCGCATGGCGGAAATCAGCGAGAAGATGACACGCCAGAGCAAGCATGTGAGCGGCGACGCGCTTAAGAGATTCAGAGAGGTGCCGTATCAGTTAAGGTACAGGAGGGAGCAGGAAAAATAATGAGTTGCGAAAAAGAATGCAAGCTTGGAAAAACATATTGCTGCATGGAGTGCCCGAGCTACGATATATGCCGGGAGAAGCGCAAGAACAGAAAATTGAGTTTTGAAAAAGCTGTGAAGTGGATCACTGTTAGCATTGCGGTTATCGCCGGAATCAAGATGACGGGATCGGCGTGGTGCCTGTGGGCGTTTGCTTTGCCGGTACTGGCAGATTAGGAGGGATAGCATGTACAACATGGATGTAACCAATAGCCTTTGTTCACTTCCGGCAACGGATTTGAACTTTACGGCAGATCTGAAACGAGCAACATCGGATCGGATTCGGCTTGCGATTGAAAAGATGCAGAAAAACGGAGGGAAGAATAAAACAAGGATTGCCGCATGTGAAAGAGAATTGAAGCGGAGAGACAGAGAACGTGGAGAATAGATATTTATTTCGCGGAAAGTAGATTGGTAACGGTCAGATGGCATTTGAGATTGTTGGTGTGAAATGAAAAAGAGAGGTGTTAGCCCCTCTTAATCCAAGTAATGTCATATCCCATAATTTCTGCTAAAGCCAGGCATTCACTGTATTTAATGGTTCCACGTGATAGTTTATTAGAAATATTTTGAGTGGTTGTTGGCTCATGTGTTTTATTATACTCAGCAACTATTTCTGTTAGAGTCATACCGCTTTTGGCAATATAGGATTTTATTTCATTACGAATATCATTACTCATAAGATACACCTCCTGTGTTTAATTATACGATATAGAATAAAAATATTCAATAGAGTGTAAAAATATTTGCTTAAGTGTTGACAATTGTTTCGCTATAGTGTATAACAAAACTATAATAAAACAAAAAACACGGAGGTAACAAGTATGTATGAAGTAATCAATGAGGAATTAGGTATCAAGGCATGTGGACTGGCTGATTTAACGGCAGAGCAGGTAAATCACTTTTTGGGGCTTTGGGAAGATGGTGCGAGAATTGGAACGCTCACGGTATTCTTTGAAAATGAGACAGGGGATTTGGTTTTGAATAAGGACAATGAGATGTATGACACATACAGAGAACTTGCAGAAATATACATGGGGGCATCGTCAGATCGTCGCGAAGAAATCTGGGAGAATTGTCCAGTGCCGCAGATGAAAGAAACAATAAGAGTAATGGAAAATTGCTTGAAATTCCGGAGAACAGAAAAGGAATTGTTCAGAGCAAGAAAAAATTATATCGCATGTGAGCCGTCTTATGCGATCTTGAGTGAAATCCGTAAAAAGTATGATTTGGCAGGAGCAGTAAGCGTAGCATTTCGATATGGCATCATGCAGGGAAAACGAATGGAGAGAGCAAAAAAGAAAAGACAATCCGTTATCGCCTAGCCAGCACTTGGGATTGTCTTAAACACAAGGAGTACCTTGTAAGCTGATTATAGGGTACTCCGAAACTAAAAGCAAGAGAAAAGGAGAAAAAAATAGATGAACGATTTAATGATTTTTGAAGGACATGAGGTAGAAGCATTTGAATTTGAGGGACAGGTGATATTCAATCCATATCATGTAGGTGCTTGTTTGGAAATTGGAGAAAACGGAGTGAAATCTGCTGTTTCTAAGATGAATGATAAACAGGTAGTTAAGCTGACAAATTCTAAAGTTGCTAAATACAACTTTAGAAAATTGCATAATACTGGGGAGAACTTTATCACAGAAAGTGGTGTCTATAAGTTGGTATTCAAGAGCCATAAGCCAAACGCTGAAAAATTTACAGATTGGATTGCCGATGAAGTGCTTCCTACATTACGCCAGACAGGACATTATGAGATGCAGAAACAGAGAACAACCAAGAAAGCGCATACAGAGAGTTTATCAGCAGTAAATAATGCGGTTAAGATTCTTACACCTATGCTCGCGGCGGCTGGATGTGATAGCAAGATACAGCTTCTTACGGCAAAGTCACTTTATGAAAAGGCAGATGTAATGCTTCCGGTACTGATTGAAGCAGATCAGCAGTATTTTGATACGGTACATATTGCCAGACAGGTAGGCATTTACTATCAGAGTTCCGGTAAGCCGGCAGATAAGGCAATCAATGAGATCATTCGGCGGCTTGATTTGCCAGAAAACATGTACATTGAAACATGGGAGAGCAAGGGGAAATGGCAGGGGACGGTTAGAAAGTATGCGCCGGAAGTTAGTGACATGGTACGTGTATGGTATGCGGATCAGGGCTATCCAAGAGACATTGAATATGTACAGAGTGATGGTCAGACAAAAGCATACCACGTGATCTGGCGTGGCGGCGAGGTGGCGTAGTATGGGAAAAGTTTTAAATTTTCAGCAAAAAAGTCCACTTTATTGTGCACAGGATTTAAGAGAATACATCGGTTACATTATCGAAGATGTTATCTCAGATGAATATGATTGTAATGCTAAGTTAGTATTAAGAGACAAGGGAAGCAATAAAAGGGTTGTACTTGATGTTGAAAGAGCACTGGATGGAGAAACAGTGTTTGCGCTGGAACAGCAATAAAAAACGGGTTAGGTAAGTGGGAAAGTTCCAATTTACCTAACCTAAATTTGGCTGTAAGTGAATGGATAGTTACTGTCATGGTCAATACAGATAGACACCGAGGGTTTGACAGTGAGAAAATTGAATTTGTAGTACATTGACAATTGAATATTGACGGTCAAAATGGTAAGGTTATATAAAAAATAGGTATAGGAGATGTGTGTTATGGAATGGTACCAAGAATTTATAGCCACTGATAGATATTTAATATTTAACTTTGTAGCTATTGTATTGTCGTTTTTGGTTGGAGAAATGAGTGCTAGGATTATGATGTCAAGCTTATCTAAGAAAAAATATGGTGATATGATAGAATTATTAGAGGAAAATAAGAATAATCTATATGAGTCATGGAGAGAAGCATATACATATCTTTCGAAAGCAGGTACTTATTTATGCCTTGTCTTAGTTCTTTTGATTCAATTTGTGCTTAATATATTTGCTGCTAATAGAGATGGAATTACAACAACAGTGCTAATGTTTACTATTGCTGTATCCGTAATGGAATATCGAGATAATAGAAGTGAATACAAAAGAAGAGAAAAAGTTTTGAAAAGTAAACAATTAAATCTTATTATGCAAGCAGAAGAAATAAAAGATATTGAATTTGAAGACAAAGTGCTAGCAGAACTTGAAAAAAGGGGACTTATTGATAATGAAAAAAAGATAGAAATAATAAAAAGCATACGACATGTTAAATAGAGAAAACTGAATTTTACCAACCGTCAAATTCGATGGTTGGTATTTTTTTACGCAAAATTTGAAAGGGGGAATGTACTTGGATGAAAAAGAAATATACGAGATCTGCATGAGCGTGGACAGTTTCATAGCTGCGGAACTGACAGAATCCATCGTGCGCGGCACCAGCTACGATATGCTGGAAGCCCACCACGGCATTCTCCCAATCAGCAAGAGTAACTTTTACCGGAGGAAGGGAACAGCACAGTGGCTTATACGGCAGAGGATGGCACATCTGGTGGAGGAAAAGAACGGGCAGATGAGGATGGTATGGAGGAACGATTAGTAAGGAAAATTGGTTCATCTATGAAATAAATTGATTATAATCAGTGAATGTAATATAATGTTTCTATTACAAATGGAGGAGAAAGATACTATGGATGATATAATAAAATTATGCGATGAATTGGAAAGCTGTAAAAGAAAAAATATATGTTATAAAAATGAAATTGTATGTACAAGAGCATTGGTGAATCGATATATCGACGGAGATGATTCAAAAAGGTTGAAGTTAAAAGCCCAAATTAGGCAACACGGAAGGGGCTTGGAGCAAGGCACATTGTCTACAATTTCACAATCCGTTTCAGTAATGTCGCTCTTGGTGACGGTAGTTAGTGGGGGTTTGGGGGTTGAGCAAACCGTGAGCATGTTGTTTGCTTTTGGAACATTGGTAGTTTTGCTAATAATTGCTATAATTGGTCGGTGGAGCATTAATAAATTTGGCTATAGGGATAAGTGGAAACAATATATACAAGTAGTTTTAGAAGATATGGAGAAATAGCAAGTATGTAGTTGAGGTTGTTTTAAGCTCAAAATTTGGCACAAATCCACTTCAAACCTATTGTATGATATTATTAGAAACATTGCAGGGATAATACCAGAAAGGGGAGAATACGGTGGGAGTAGATAAGAAAATCTTAGAACAGTATGTGGATGCGTGTGCACTCATAGGGGAGACGGAGCAGGACATTAAGAGATTGCAGCGTAAACGGCAAACGATTGTGACAGGAAGTGTAAAAGGTTCCATGAATGATTTCCCATACGCAGAGACACATTTCAAGATTGAAGGAACATCGTTCACATACACGGATGATGCGCAGTTGCGTATAGAAGAGAAACTGTTGGGAGAGAGAAAAGCCCAGGCGGAAGAAATCAAGGTACAGGTAGAGCAGTGGATGAACAGTATCCCGGTACGGATGCAGAGGATCATCCGGTATAAGTTCTTTGAGGGAATGAGCTGGGAGAGAGTGGCGGACAGGATAGGCAGAAAAGCAACCGGTGATAGCATAAGAATGGAGTTTAATAATTTTATGAGAGTAGCATAAAAGTAATTTCGTTTTTTTCGGATTTTTCGTTTTTAAAATGCTATAGTATAAACTGCAAGAAGTGAATTGAGAGAGCCAAGAGCCATTTGCTTTTTGCAACTCCCCCAACCCAGAGAAGGCGCCCGTTTAATGACGGGTGCTTTTTTGTATGTAAAGAAAAGGTAGGTGATGGTCCTTGCCAAAGGCAAAAGATGCGAGAGCGGACAAAGCCTTTGAAATGTATAAGCAAGGGCTTAAGCTGATAGAGATTGCAAACCAGCTCGGGATAGCTGAGGGAACTGTGCGGAGCTGGAAGAACCGGTATAAGTGGGATGATGGCGGCAATGCAACGTTGCAAAAGAAAGAAAAAAAGGAACGCAACGTTGCGAAAAAGATCGCAACACAAACTAATGATGCATCGTGGGTAGAGATAGAACATGAATATGTGACCGACATAAGCAGAAAGCCTTGCAGTTTAGAGGATTTGGCAAAGAAGTATTCGATTCCAATTCAAACCATCAAAGACCAGTCGGCAACAGGAAAGTGGTCAGATAAAAGAGCTGAATACAAACTAAAGACAAACCAAAAGCTGATAGAAAAATCTTCTGATGCAGACGCCGACAGAATAGCACGCCTTTTATCCATAGCAGATAAGGCGGCAGAGAAAGCAGAGCAGGCACTAGGCGAACTGGAACAGTATGTTGTGCGAGACAAGAAAAAGGTTAAGACGGTTGAATATAAAGACAATACAGCCATCGGGAAGCCTACCAAGGAAATCATAGATGAGACGGAGCACATCAACATTGCAAGCGGCCCCATTGATAGATTGGGATTATCCCAAGTGACCGGAGCGTTAAAGAATCTTAAGGAAATTTATATGATACCGGCAACACTTGAAAAACAGAGTGCTGAAACAGCATTGTTAAAAGCCAAGGTGCAGACCGACGATGAGGAAGAGACTGCGGATGACGGATTCTTAGAAGCGCTGCAGGGAAGTGCCGCGGAGGATTGGATGGATGAAGAAAATTAAGCAGACATTCAAATTCAAGCCCTTTTCTAAGAAACAGCGCATGGTATTAAATTGGTGGTGCGATACATCACCAGTTAAGGATATGGATGGCATTATTGCTGACGGAGCAATCCGATCAGGCAAAACCGTAAGCATGTCACTTTCGTTCATTATGTGGGCGATGAGCTCATTTAATGGCGAGAATTTTGCCATGTGCGGCAAGACAATCGGTTCTTTCCGGAGAAATGTACTGTCTGGATTAAAGATGATGCTCCATAGCCGCGGTTATACCGTTGCAGATCATCGGGCAGATAATTTGGTTATCATCACAAAGGGAGATGTGACCAATTATTTTTATATATTTGGCGGCAAAGACGAACGATCACAGGATCTCATTCAGGGTATTACCTTGGCTGGGGTCTTTTTTGATGAAGTTGCGCTGATGCCGGAAAGTTTTGTGAACCAGGCAACCGGACGATGTTCGGTCGAGGGTTCTAAATATTGGTTTAACTGCAATCCAGATGGTCCATATCACTGGTTTAAGACAGACTGGATTGATAAATCCACCGGATATCTTGGGAAAAAGAAGGTTGCAGAAATAAAAGAGAAGGCTGCAACAGAGAATCGGGATCCGGGATTGAAAGAGATTCTGTATCTCCATTTTACAATGGATGATAACCTCAGCCTGTCAGAAAAGATCAAAGAACGATACCGCAGTATGTATACTGGTGTTTTCTATCGCCGGTATATTCTGGGTCTGTGGGCGATGGCAGAGGGCATTATTTACGATATGTTCGACACTGCCAAGAATGTGATTTCCAGTCTGGCTGATCTGGTCAATGCAAATTATTATGTGTCCTGTGACTATGGTACGCAAAATGCCACGGTATTCCTGCTGTGGTGCAAAGAGCGTTCCGGACGGTGGGTGTGTTGCCGGGAGTACTATTATTCCGGCCGTGATGAGGAACGACAGAAAACAGACACAGAATATGCAGATGACTTGGAGCGATGGCTTGCTGGGATTAAGCCTGTCAAAATAATCATTGACCCGTCGGCAGCATCCTTTATAGCCGAGTTGAAAAAACGTGGCTATACCATAAAAAAGGCGAAAAATGATGTGCTTGATGGTATCCGGTTTGTAGCATCATTGTTAAACCAGGATCTGATAGCTATTAGTGACCAGTGCCCAAACACTATAAAAGAGTTTGGGTCATATATCTGGGATCAGAAAGCATCTGAGCGTGGCGAGGATAAACCGGTAAAGCAGCACGATCATGCGATGGATGCTCTTCGGTATTTCTGTTATACGATTATTCGCAAGCCGGGCGGCATCAGCATTTTGAAATAGAGGTGAGAACATGGAACTTGAGGTAATGAAAAAACTCATAAGAAAATACGAACCGGGACATACACGGTTTTCCTTGCGGGCGATGCAGGCGGAACGGTACTACCGGAATGAAACGGATATTCTGGTAAAAGACAAGCTCACAGACGAAAAAGAGAAAGAGGAACCCGACAATCCGTTACGTAACGCAGATAACCGGATCCCCCGGAACTTCCACGGGCTTATCGTAAATCAGAAAGCTGCGTACATGTTCACGGCACCGCCGCTCTTTGACATTGGGAACGAGCATGGAAATGAAGTTGTGACAGAAATACTCGGGGATGAATACCGGAAGAATTGCATGGAGCTGTGCATAAACGCTGCCAATGCGTCCGTGGGATGGATTCACTACTGGGAGGATGAAGATGGAACATTCCAGTGGGCGGTAGTCGACAGCAAGCAGATTATTCCGATCGAATCCCACAATCTGAAAAAGAAGTTGCTAGGTGTTCTCCGTATGTACGATGAAATCGACGAGGAAACAGGAGATACCTATGCAATTTATGAGTATTGGGATAAGGAGAGCTGCTGGTCATTCCGACGGAAGAGCGGCGATACCTTGGATGATGGGCTATTCTACTACAACACTTTCATGGCGCCGGATACTGGCGATTTTACCGCAGAATATCGGCATGAATTTGGAGAGGTGCCGTTTATTCCATTCCCGAACAACAACACGAATACAAATGATCTGAAAAACATTAAGCCGCTGATAGACGTATACGACAAGGTCTACAGCGGTTTTATCAATGATTTGGATGATATTCAGGAACTGATATTTGTCCTGTCCGGGTATGGTGGCGCGGACCTCAATACGTTTCTGGCAGATCTGAAAAAATACAAGACTATTAAGGTGGACGGTGATGAGGGCAGCAACCCAGGAGTGAGCACGCTCAACATTGAGATTCCGATTGAAGCCCGTAACAGCGTGTTAGAAGCCACCAGAAAGGCTATTTTTGAACAGGGGCAGGGATTTGATCCGCAGCCGGAGAACTTCGGAAATCAGAGCGGAGAAGCGCTTAAATTCATGTATTCGTTGCTTGAAATGAAAGCCGGGCTGACGGAGACGGAGTTCCAGCTTGGGTTCGCCCGTCTGGTAAGAGCGATATGCCGCCATGAGGGAATTGATTGCAAGAAAATCATCCAGACGTGGAGCCGCACTTGTGTGAAAAATGACACGGAGCAGGCACAGATTTGCAAGGATTCGGTTGGAATTGTCAGTAAAAAGACGATTCTCAAAAATCATCCGCTTGTCGAAGATGCGGATGCGGAGCTGAAGCAGTTGGAGAAAGAGGCACAGGAAGCACAGGAGAAGGCAGATGCTTACGCCGGTGCTTTTGATGCATCTAAAAATAGCACTGAAACAGATAGCAATGAGAAAGCAGATGCCGAGCAGTGAAATGAGGTGATTGCATGGGAGAACGGACAAGTGAATACTGGCAGGAGCGCTTCCGGCAGTTGGAAGAATCACAGCATGATACGTCCGTTCAGACCGTGCAGGAGATTGAGCAGGAGTTCCGGCGGGCAGAGCAGGCGCTTGACGGGAAGATTAACGCCTGGTATCAGCGGTTTGCTGCCAACAACGGCATTTCAATGGTGGAAGCCAGACGTTTGCTTAACAGTGAAGAACTGGAAGAGTTCCGGTGGGATGTGCAGGATTATATTAAATACGGGCGCGAGAATGGCATAAATCAACAGTGGGCAAAACAGCTTGAGAACGCATCCGCAAAGGTGCATATCAGCAGATTGGAAGCTCTCAAGGTGCAGACACAGCAGGAGATTGAAAAGCTGTACGGAAATTATCATGATTCCATCGATGAACATATCACAAATCTGTATACATCCGGGTATTACCATACTGCATACGAAGTGCAGCGAGGTATCGGTGTTGGCTGGCAGATGCAGAGCTTTAATCCGGAAAAGGTCAATGACATCATACATAAGCCCTGGGCGGTGGATGGACGCAACTTTTCAGAGCGCATTTGGACGGATAAAACGAAGCTGATTAACAATATGCACGATTCCTTAACGCGGATGTGCATCACCGGAGAATCGCCGGATCGAGCCATACGGGAAATATCCCAGAACATGAAAGTAAGCAGATCACAGGCGGCGCGAATTGTTCAGACGGAATCAGCCGCTTTTTCTGCTAAGGCACAGGAAACGTGTTTTTCTGACCTTGACGTGGAAGAGTTCGAGGTGGTTGAGACATTGGACAGCCGCACTTGCCCAACCTGCGGGGAGATGGACGGGAAGCACTTTCCGATGAAAGACTATAAGATTGGTGTTACCGTGCCACCGTTCCATCCGAATTGCCGGGGATGCACCTGCCCGTATTTCAACGATGAATTTACCACAGGGGAGAGAGTTGCACGCGGAGCAGATGGCAAGAAGTATTATGTGCCGGAGAATACGACGTATGAGGAGTGGAAGAAATCGTTTGCGGATGGTAATACAGAGAAAGGAATTAGCGGCAAGTATTCACAAAAGACGCATGACAATAAGGTTGATGTAGGTTTTGTAAAGAGCACGGAGTATAGAAAGAAGTTTGAGAATCTTGATGAGAATGAAAATACTCAGAAGGCAATATGGCAGAAAGCACGCGACATTTTAGTACATCGAAACGGAACTAATAAAGAAGATATGTATTTAATTAGTGTCATCGATGGAAAGATAAAAGGGAAAAGCGTTGCTGCAAAAGAAGATAATATAGTTGAGTATAATAAAAGCCTGAGAGATGCGGTAGAAATAGAACCAAGAGGAACACTTATAAGTATACATAATCATGGAACAAATATTCCTCCGACTGGAGCAGATTTTGCGTCAGCGGGTTATAGGGGATACAGAAAGGGAATTGTTGTATGTCATAATGGAGATGTATATGTATATGAGGTTGGCGACAAGCCGTTTTCCCAAAGATTATTTGATGAGACTGTTGAAAAATACAGAAAAAGTGGATATAATAAAGGCATAGAAGCAAATATAAAAGCGTTAGAGCAGTTTGAAATGGACTACGGAATAAAGTGGAGAAAATTATAATGAGCAAGAAATATTACGATGGTCCGGTGCAAGATACGGAACGAACTCTTGAAGAACTGGAAAAGGACATTGAAAAGGAAAAAAAACGGTGCGAAAAAATGAATAGTTGGGAAGACGCAGAATAATACCACCAGCCAATAACGGTTAGGTGGTATTTTTATACCAAAAATCAGAAGGAGGAATGATGAATCGAGAAATAATAGAGAACCAGATTATACTGTGCTTGGAGTTGCAGGAAAAGTGCGGAATTGAAAACATAGAAACATTTCTGGCTCTTAGTAAGCGCGTGGTAGAGCTTGATAAAATGCTAAGTAGTACGGAGGAACATCCACCAGATACGAAAACACAGAGCAAAGCAGAAGTATTTTAATAATAACAGGACAACCGGAAATTTATGAACCGAACGGCGTAGAGGTGGCGCCAAGTAAGTTCCTCCGGCAGTCCTGTTTTTATATTGTCCGAAAGCCTTATGACGTTTAAACTGCGGCAATTTGCCCTTATGCATGGCATCAAAACTGCATACTGCTTGTGGAGACACCACGCTTAAAAACGGTGCAGGAAAGGAAACTATGGAATTTTTAAAAGACATTTTAGGCGAGGATCTCTATAAGCAGGTGTCTGATACCGTCAATGCCTATAACGGAAAGCCGGAGAATAAGGATAAGCAGGTAAAGCTTGCAGACCTTGGATCTGGTCAGTATGTTGACAAAGGCAAGTATGATACCGCCGTGGCAGAAAAAGAGAATCTTGCCGGTCAGATTAAGACACTCAACACAACTATCGGAGATTTAAAGAAGAACAATGCCGATAACGAGACGTTACAGACCACTATTGCCAATCTGCGGGGTGAACTTAAAAAACAGCAGACTGCAAGCGAGGAGATTGCGAAGACCTATGCGCTGAAAGATTCCCTCACAAAGCAGGGCGTACTTGATCCGGATTATCTGATCTACAAAGCCGGTGGTCTTGAGAAGTTCAACTTCGACAAGGAAGGAAAGCCGATCGGCGTGGAAGAGGTTGTGAAGCCATACAAAGATGATGCGGCTATGGCTCACCTGTTCAAGCAGGAGCAGCCCAAACCGCCGTACAACCCTAAGAATGGCGGCGCAGGCGGTGTAACGAATCCATTCGCAAAAGACACTTTTAATCTGACCGAACAGGGACGTATGTTAAAAGAAAACCCGGCGCAGGCAAAAGAACTTGCCGCAGCGGCCGGAGTAACACTGTAAGAAAGAGAGGATGATAACTTATGGCAATTACAAAGATTGCAGACGTAATTGTACCGGAGCTTTTTAACCGGTATGTAATCAACAGAACGATGGAGCTGTCCGCGTTCTTCCAGAGCGGAATCGTGGTAAACAGCCCGGAATTTGACGCACTGGCAAGCGAGGCAGCCAGAACACACAATATGCCGTTCTTTGAGGATTTACAGGGTGAGTCCGAGGCAATCCTTGAGGATGTGAAGATGACCGCAAAGAAGATCGGTTCCAACAAGGACGTATCCACCACGATTTACAGACAGAATATGTGGGGAGCAAGTAATCTTTCCGCGGCGCTGGCCGGAGCTGATCCGATGAAAGCCATCGGTGATCTGGTGGCATCCTACTGGGCAAGAGATATGCAGAAGGAGCTTATCTCAATCCTTGCTGGAGTGTTCGGCACCACTACTGCGGGGGCAGAGGGAACACCGGCGGCAGAAACCAGAATGGCAGATCATATTCTTGACCTTACCACCGGAAAAACGGATGCGGCAAAGCAGATCAGCGCATCTGCGTTTATTGACGCATGCCAGCTGCTCGGCGACGCGCAGGCGCAGTTATCCGGCGTAGCGATGCACTCGGCGACAAAGTCTTATCTGAAAAAGCTGAATCTGATCGAGACAGAGCGTGATTCTACGGATGTTGAGTTTGACACCTATCAGGGTAGACGCGTGACCGTGGATGATGGCTGTCCGGTAACTTCCGGTGGCGTGTATACGACATACCTGTTTGGCAATGGTGCGGTAGCTTACGGCAATGGTTCTCCGACCGGATTTGTTTCAACAGAGGTTGACCGTGATAAGCAGACCGGCGGCGGTATCGATTATCTTATCAACCGTAAGGCGTTTATCCTGCATCCGAGAGGAATTGCATACACCGGAGCTGTTCGTGAGCATGTAGAGACACCGCTTCGTGCAGAACTTGCCAAGGCAGAGAACTGGAAACCGGTATATGAGCCGAAGCAGCTTAGAATTGTAGCAATCAAGCATAAGATCGGTTAGGAGGTGCGGTATGGCAGAGGAAAGCAAGCTGACAGTCGAAAGGCTGTCGGCGCTTCTCGGGATAAGCGACCCGGATGAGACAGTGAAAGTCCACTTGGAGTTTGCGCTTGAAAATGCAGAGGATACGGTAAAAAACTACTGCCATATCGACGAGATTCCGGCAGGACTGGAAACCACGGTACTGCGCATGGCGATGGATATTTACCGGAATGAGCATATGGGGAGTGCCAATATACCACAGACGGTTTCTTCGGTGCAGATCGGCGATACAACAACATCTTTTAAGACTTCCGCGGCGGAGTTCTCGGAAAGCCTTATGAAGAATTACAAGCCGGTGCTGAACCGTTACCGGAAGGTGGTGTTTTGATGGATATGGTCAGAATGGCAATTGAAGCCATGTATGAAGATACCTGCACGGTTGTGGAACACCGTAAGACCAAGGAAAAGGGCGTTGTGACATACACGGACACCGTGGTCTTGGAAAATCAGCCGTGCAAGCTGTCGTTTGAGACGATCGCACAGGCAGAAAAGACCGATGCGGCATCTCCGGTAGCGCAGGCGGTAAAGCTGTTTGTTGCGCCGGAGGTGGAAATCAAGAGCGGCTCCAAGATCATCGTGACACACTGTGGCAATTCCACGGAGTACACCAGGAGCGGCGTCCCGGGGATGCACCCGACGCATCAGGAAATTATGCTGGATTTATTTAAGGAGTGGGCTTGATGGGAAATACAAAGGTTGATCTGAAACAATTGGAGGAGTTCCGGGATAGAGTTCAGAAAGCTGCCGATGAGGAACAGCAGAGAGCGTTCATGGAAGCCTGTGCCAAGGAGTTGGCAGCACGATTGCTGGCAAAGGTTATTAAGCGGACTCCGGTAGGGGATTATTCGGATTCCTATGATGTGGAGGATGACGGTCAGCAGAAGTTCCTTGTTATGTCAGAAAAACAGGGTGGAACACTGCGCAGAAGCTGGACGGTTGGAACGATTGAAAAATCCGGTAATACTTATACGATTAAAGTTACCAACGATCAGCTTTATGCCAGCTATGTAGAGTTTGGACATCGCCAGACGCCGGGCAGATATGTTCCCGCTATTGGAAAGCGTCTAAAAAAAGGCTGGGTGCCGGGACAGCTTATGCTTACCGTTTCTGAAAATGAAATCCGCAAGGCAGCACCGGGAATCCTCGAGAAGAAACTGACAGCATGGTTAAATGAGGTGTTTACATGATCAACGAAGTTTTAAAGGGCATCACAGATGCCATATATGCCGCATTTGGCGATAACTATGAAATCCATACAGAAGCATCGATGCAGGACATGGAAGAGCCTGCATTTTTTGTGCGCTGCATTAATCCGGATGTGCCACGGGGGCTTACCGGTCGTAGAAAAGCCACATTGCTTTTTATTGTGCAGTATTTCCCGGAAAGCGACGAGCCAAAGAAAGAGATCAATACCGTTTACGAACGGTTGAGCGAGTGTCTGGACCTTATAGAGGTAGAAGGTAAGATGGTGCGCGGTACGATCGAATGCAAGGACATATCGGACGATGTGATGTCGGCAACGGCAGAATATATGTTATTCCTTGGGCAGAGCCAGAAAGATGCGTATATGGAAGAATGCGAAGTGAAAGGAGAGGTAAACAGTGGCAGAAGCAGTTAATAAGGTTACTTATACCAAAGAGCAGATCATTGGTTCCAGGAAATATGCGGGCAGGGTGGATCTCCTGTCGGCATTACTGGAACCGGGAAAATCTTATACGCTTGAGGAAGTGGATAAGAAAATGGAAAAATACATGAAAGGAGCGGTGCGATAATGTACGGAGGTGGACAGTGGACAACCCAGAATAAGGTTTTGGGTGGTGCTTATATCAATTTTATTTCGGCGGCGCGTGTGACCACGAATCTGTCAGAACGTGGCGTGGCATCCATGCCTCTTGAACTTGACTGGGGTGCGGATAACGTGATGATGGAGGTGGCGCAGGAAGATTTCATTAAGAATTCGCTCACGCTGTTCGGTTATGCCTACACAGATGATAAGATGCAGCCGCTGCGCGAACTGTTTGCGCACGCGACAAAGGCTTATATCTATAAGCTGACATCGGGCGGGGTAAAGGCGGAAAATACCTATGCGACAGCGAAGTGCTGCGGAATCCGTGGCAATGATCTGAAGGTTGCTATTGCGGTGAATGTGGACGGAGATGGCTTTGACGTGAAGCTGTATCTGGACGCGCAGCTTGTGGATTCCCAGACGATAGCATCCGCGGCAGATCTGAAAGAAAATGCCTGGGTTACATGGAAAGAAACCGCACTTGAAGCAACGGCAGGCGTTCCGCTGGCAGGCGGTACGAATGGAACTGTCAATGGTGAGGTGCATCAGAAATACCTGGATCTTTTGGAATCATATACCGTGAATACGATCGGCGCGATCATGAGTGATGCTACCACGGCGAAACTGTATGCCGCATTTGCAAAGCGTATGAGGGACAAGGTCGGGGCGAAATTCCAGGCAGTCCTGTATAACTGCGCGGCGGATTATGAGGGCGTCATCAATGTGAAGAACAGCCCGGATGTGATTCCGTGGGTTGTGGGTCTGGAAGCGGCATGCGGGGTTAATGCGACCTGTACCAACGCGGTCTACGATGGGGAGCTTGAGATTGACACCGCTTATACGCAGACACAGCTTGAGAACGCTGTGAAAGCCGGTGAATTCGTCCTGCACAGCGTGGGAACGGAAGTGCGTGTCTTAGAGGACATCAATTCTCTTGTGACACTTACGGAGGATAAAAACGAACTCTTCCAGAGCAACCAGACGATCCGTGTGCTGGACCAGATCGCGATGGATATCGCATCGCTGTTCAACACGAAGTATCACGGCAAGGTTCAGAACAATGAATCTGGTCGTGTCAGCTTATGGAACGATATTGCATCGCATCATAAGCAGTTAGAGCAGCTTGGAGCAATCGAGAATTTTTCGGAGGATGATGTTGTGGTCTCCGCCGGAAGCGAGAAGCGCGGCGTATATGTGGAAGATAAGGTGACGATCGTCAATGCAATGTCACAGTTGTATATGACGGTCGTGATTGAGTAGGAGGTAAAGAGATGTTTAACGCTTATATGAATGAACAGGATGTGCCGTCTGCAAAAGAGGCGGAAGCTTTTGTCACGGTTGGCGAACAGCGGTATAATCTGCTGAACGCAAAGAATTTTGAGGGCAAGGCAAACATCAGCACCAAGGAGATCCCGGTGCTGGGAAAGATCATTTCCGGCAGGAAGCCGACCGGAATGGTCGTGCAGGCAAAAATGACGGTCTACAAATGCTCGGAGATGTTTGACCGGATTGTAACAGAGTACAAAAATACCGGTCATCTGCCGGTGTTTGAATTGCAGACAACAAACAATGATGCGGCTACCTGCATGGGGCGCAGTACAAAGGTTTATCACAACTGCGTGATCGACGGAGATGTGCTGCTGTCAATGTTTGATGCCGAGGGTGGATTTGTCGAGCAGGAGATCAATTTCTATGCTGCGGATTATTCCAGCCCGGAATCCTACAAGGAGCCGTCCTACCTGTAACAAGTCAACGGCGGCGGGAGACTGCCGCCAATTAAGAGAATGAGGAGAAAAACATATGGGAAACTTAAAAGCATTTTTGAAACAGAATAAGAAAGCCAAAAAGACAACGCAGTTTGCTGCCACAAAGTCACTGTGTGATGAGAACGGTGATCCGTTACTCTGGACGATCAGACCTCTGTCCACAAAAGAATCTGCGGCAATCCGGGATGAATGTACGATTGAGGTGCCGGTAACCGGCAAGCCTGGACTGTATCGGCAGAAGGTTAATACGGATGAGCTTCTGAGAAAAATGATTTGCGCCGCGGTTGTGGAGCCGGATCTGCACAATGCAGAACTGCAGGATTCCTATGGCGTTATGAGCGCAGAGGCATTGATTGTGGAAATGGTCGACAACCCGGAAGAGTTCGGTGAGCTTGCCACATTCGTGCAGGAATACAGCGGCATCGATGAGACACTGCAGGAGAAGGTTGACGAGGCAAAAAACTAATCAATGGCGGCGACGGTGAAGCGGCATATGCGCATTATTGCTTGCAGAAGTTTCACTGGCTGCCGTCATTCTTTTCTGAATTGGATCGGAATGAGAAAGCTTTTGTGATTGCGTCCATAGATCTTCGGGTCGAGGAAGAGAAGCGCAAGGCAAAAGAAATCCAGAAGTAGGAGGTGAGAGGATGTCAAGTATTCAGACTGCGATAGAGTTGTCGGACCGTATGTCTGCGCCGCTCTACAATATCTGTACGGCGGTGAATATGGTGATAAGCAATTTTGAAGCGCTGGAATATGCGTCCAGCACCGCGATTGATACGTCGTCGATGGAAGAGGCGCGACAGCTGCTTGCCGATGGCATGGTGGGTTTACAGGACATCACAAGTGCCACGGAGAGCGCGCGCCGGAAACAGGAGGAATACAACCAGAAGTTACAGGCTGGATCACAGCATACGGATGTGCTCGTGAATAAGGTAAAATCGCTTGTCGGAGCGTATGTTGGCATTTCTACGGTAAAAAACGCACTGGATCTGTCGGATGAACTCACGCAGACCACGGCGCGCCTTGATATGATGGTGTCGCAGTATAATGCGTTGAATGGGACGATGCAGACGACAGATGAACTCTCGCAGATGATCTTCCTGTCGGCGCAGAATTCCAGGGCGTCTTATATGGATACAGCTGCATCGGTGGCGAAACTCGGAAATAATGCCCGGGATGCTTTTGCATCGACCGGCGAGATTGTGCAGTTCGCGGAGTTGGTAAATAAGCAGTTTACGATAGCCGGGGCATCGGCAACAGAATCGTCCAATGCGTTTTTACAGTTGACACAGGCGTTAGGGTCTGGTGTGCTCCGCGGCGATGAGTTGAACAGTATCTTCGAGCAGGCGCCGAACTTGATCCAGACTGTGGCTGATTACATGGATGTTCCAATCGGTAAGATCCGGGAAATGGCATCAGATGGACAGATCACCGCGGATATTGTAAAGAACGCAATGTTTGCGGCGGCAGATGATATAGATGCAAAGTTCAACTCTATGCCGATGACCTGGGGACAGTTGTGGACGCAGTATTCCAACTTGGCGTTAAAAACATTTCAACCGGTACTACAGCGGTTGAATGAGATGGCAAACGATCAGCATATGCAAACGGCATTGACCGGAATTATGAATGCCCTGTCCGGGGCGGCATCGATCGCTTTGAATGTGATCGATGTAATGGTAACGGGCGGGGCGTATATCGTGGACAACTGGTCAATGATCGCACCGGTTATAGGTGGAGTAGCGGCGGCACTGGCGGCGTATGCAACGTATTTAGGGGTTGTAAAAACGGTAGAGGCAGTCAGTACAGGAATAAAAGTTGCCCTGTGTTTGGCATCATACGCGCATGCAGCTTTTACGAAAAAGGAAGCATCAGAAACTGCTATAGCTACAGCAACCCAATATGGGTTTAATACGGCATTATTGGCGTGTCCGCTTACATGGATTGTGGCAGCTATTATTATTGTTATAGCTGCGATATATTTAATTGTTGCAGCAATTAACAAAACACAACATACCGCCTATAGTGCGACCGGGGTTGTAGCTGGAATATTTGCCACACTGGGAGCACATATAATTAACACGTTTGTTGTTCCGGCATGGAATGGGTTTGCCACGCTGGCGAATTTTTTCGGGAATGTATTTAATAATCCTGTCGCGGCAGTAGAGGTGATGTTTTATGATCTGTGTCTTACAGTCCTTGGATATATCTCGAATCTTGCGAGTGCGATACAGACACTTTTGAATAAAATACCGGGAGTTGAAGTCAATATTACCAGCGGTTTAGATGGATTCTACTCAAAGTTGGAAGAGGCACAGCAGGCGGTCAAGGATAAGTCAGGCTGGGTTGAGCAGGTCGGCAAGATGGATTATGTCGATTATCAGACTGCATACAACAAGGGATATGATTTCGGACAGGGCATGGAGAACAGAGTAAAGAATTTCTTTGGCGGAACAAAGGATGATAATTCTGATAACAGCGGAGCATTAGGCAGTTATGGAGCCGCATCTGATATGGCTGCGAATGTTGCCAACATAGCAGGTGATACATCGAGTATCTCGGATTCGTTGGATGTTTCGGAAGAGGATCTGAAGTATCTGCGAGATATTGCGGAGCAGGAAGCAATCAACCGTTTTACGACGGCGGAGATCAAGGTGGATATGTCCGGGATGAGTAATACTGTGCATAATACCAATGATCTGGACGGCATTGTGGACGGACTGACTACTCGGGTATTGGAGGCGATGGAAATAGTCCGGGATGGAGCCTAAATATCGACAAACGCAGAAGGGAGGTGTATAATAATTTCACAAATTATTAGGGAGGAACTATTATGGGGTTATTTGGTAAGAAAGATCAAGCTAAGGAATATACAGATATCGTGCATGTTGTAGGGTTGCCAATCCCAGAAAATTGTAAATGCAAAGTTATGCTTAAAACTCAGGAAATGGTAATTTCCGGGGCTGGGACAGAAATGACATTATTGTATGAGAAAATACATAATGTTGATTTTCAGATGGATATTGATGAAAGCATATATCAGAAAAGCAGTTTGGCGAAAGGAATTGTTGGAGCAGCAACTTTTGGAGTGGCAGGAGCGGTGCTTGGTTCTGCACCAAAGACAAAAACAAAACGTGAGGTAAAATGCTATGCAATTGTGACATATCAAAATGCAGATGGTGAAGCACAGACGTTTGTTTTAAGAGATGAATATCCTAATACTCAAAAATGTGCAAAGTTGATAGAGCAATTAAAACCCAAAATTACAGCTAGGATGAATAGAGTGGAATTATAAAGATAGAGAATCCCCGCTTACATAACGTAGGCGGGGATTTGCTTTAAGTAAATGGTAATTCTTCATCGATATCGTCTGGAATAGTCATAAAATTATCTGACGGATGGACAATAGGTTTGTCATATTTTTTGAGAGTTTTTTCTAACCATAAATTGTACAATTCATCGTCAATAGTTTTATTGTCATGCAGTGACTTCATTTTTTCCCATTCAGCTATGAAATTTGCTATTGATGAATCCGTAGTAGAGATGTCGCATTCGTCTTGGTCGTAGTAATCGTTATGGAACGATTTTATGCTAAAACCGGATAATTCAGCAGATTCTAGTTTGAATAATATCCGGATTACATCTGAGTAGGTACGTGGGATTTCATTAACGCCAACAACATCGCTTAGCCCAAGAAGCCAGTCTATAGAAACCTTAAAAACTTCTGCTATTTTTTTGACAATGTCCAGAGAGGGGGTTTTGTCAGTGTTTTCATAAGACGATAGGGTGGCTTGGGTAGTGTTAATTTTTTGCGCAAATTCTGTCTGAGTTAAACTAAGAGAAGAGCGAAGCTCTTTGATTCTTGAGGAGAAAGTTGCTTCATTCATACTATAGCACCTCCTTTGTTTTTATATAAAATAACACATAAATAATAAAAAAACAATTAGTCACAGCGAAATATATTGTAGACTTTGTAATTATATGCTTGACTTGATAAGTATACAGTGATAATATCTAACACAAGGAGGTGAACCAATGAAACGCTTAGTGATTGAAATGGAAGATGAGTTTCACAAAAATGTGAAAATAAAAGCTGCATCTGAAGAAATGCCGATGAAAGATTATGTTAAGAGACTAATCACAAATGACCTGCAAAAAGAAAAAGAGCAAACACGGTAAGTTTGGCGACAGACGTGTTTACTCTCACAACTGGAAATAAGTGCAAGCACTATTTCTATGTGCATTGTAGCTTATTTCCGTGGAAAAGTCAATTTTGAAGAAAGGAAATAGTTAGCAATGAATGATTTAACAGTAATTGAAAATGAGTTAGTGCCGGTATACGAGACAAGCACCGGAGAAAAGGTAGTGTATGGTTCGGAACTTCATGAAGTTTTAGGAGTAAAAAGCCGTTATCGTGAATGGATAGATAGAAGATTGGCAGATATCGATGCAGTAGAATACGAGGACTTTGAAGCCGCCGAAATTTCGGCACCTTCCGGTCAGACCAAGAAAGACCACATCATCAGACTTGATACAGCCAAGGAAATGGCAATGCTTGAGCGTAACGAAAAAGGTAAGCAGGTGCGCAGGTATTTCATCCAGGTAGAGAAGAAGTTCAAGGCAGGCAAGACAAGCAAAAAGGTGCAGAGTCCCAAGAAAGAGAAACTTCCATCCGTGAACATGATGGTGAAGAACATTAAGGAAGCCTTGCATGATGCCGGAGTGGATTCTAAGTACATAGCCGCCGAGGTGGTAAGGATCTATTCCGATTCCGGTTATCCGGTCAATGCCCCGGTAATCTCTGATACACCGAAACTGTGGGATTGTACCACTATTGCAAAAGAAATTGGTATCTATTCGGAATCCGGCAGACCTCATGACAAGGCGGTGAGCGCGATCATCCAGAAGCTTGACATCTTCACGGATGAAGTCGTGAGGACGGCATACAGCCGGAACGGGCACGACGGTGTTACGGTTCAGTATAAGGACAGCGTTTTCCAGAAAGTAGTGGAATGGTTGCAGGAGAACGGTTATCCGACAGTCATCGAACTGGAACTTGCAAACGGCAATGTGAATAAGTGCCGGGTAGTGTACGGGGAGGTGGCTTAATATGGATAGGATAGAATTAAGTGGCAAATTACTGGAAGCGATGGTGGCACTTGAAAAGGCAAAAGTGGTTCAGAATGATTTGCGTGAGGGATATTTTGAAAATGCTGAGCCAGAAGAATGTATGTTGAAATTTTATTATAATGACGCGAGCGCCAGATGTTGTATCATAGGTGATTATTTACAACAAATAGAAGAGACTTTAGGCAGTATTTGTAAAATAGTAGCATAAGGTAATTAGAGAGCTTGGAAACAGGCTCTCTTTTTATATATTATTTTTAATAGGAAAGGAGGAATGACCGTGGCATACAGATTGTATATGGATGGCATTTTATTTCCCGTTACGCCGTCCAAGATCACCATGAAAATCAACGGCAAAAATGAAACGGTCACACTGATCAATGAGGGGGAAGCCAATATTTTAAAAAGCCCCGGTCTGACGGACGTGGATTTTGAGCTGCTGCTTCCGGCGGTGCAGTACCCGTTTGCGGTATACCCGAGCGGATTCCGTCCGGCAAAATACTATCTGGACAAGCTGGAGGTACTGATGAGCGCCAAGAGCGCATTTCAGTACGTGGTCACGCGAACGGATGGAACGAATCAGCGTCTGTTTGATACCAGCATGAAGGTATCGCTTGAAAGCTACGACATCGTGGAGGATGCGGGGGAAGGGCTGGACGTAACGGTAAAAGTAAAGCTCCGGCAGTACCGGGAATTCACAACCAAGGCGTGTACGATTGACATTTCGCTTCCGAAGCCGAGAGCTGCAATGCAGGCAGCAAGAGCGGCATCATCCAACGCGCCGTCCGGCGGGTCTTACACAGTGAAAAAGGGGGATTGCCTGTGGAAGATTGCAAAGCAGTATTATGGGAACGGAAGCAAGTGGGGAACGATTTACAATGCCAATAAGTCGGTGATCGGCGGGAATCCGAATCTGATCTATCCGGGGCAGGTACTTGCCATTCCGGCGGCGTAGGAGGGATATATGTACGAGTTATTGATACAGCATGATAGCACGGCGTATATGCCGCCTGTGAAAGAAGAAGTGAAGGTTACGACGGAGCGGCAGATCAGCCCCGGAGTGCTCGAATTCAGCTTTGTGGACACTGGAATCAATATTGGAAATGGTGATCCGGTTCGATTCAAGGATGCAGATGGAAAAGAAGTGTTCTATGGATTCATTTTTCGCATGAAACGTGATCGCAGTAACATTGTGACGATTACGGCATATGATCAGATTCGGTATCTGAAGAATAAGGATACGCTCGTATATGAGAATAAGACGGCGGATGGTGTGGTGGCGCTGATCGGTGAGAAGTATGGATTTAACATGGGTACACTTGCCAATACGGTGTGGGTGATCGCGTCGCGGGTGGAAGATAATGTGTCGCTGCTTGATATGATCAGTAATGCCCTGGATCAGACGTTGCAGAATACGGGGGACTTGTACATCCTGCATGACGATTTTGGAAAGCTGAATTTGTCTTTCCTCGGTGATATGTATGTGCCGATCATGATCGATGCGGAAACTGGCCAGAATTATGACTATGAGTCTTCCATCGATGAAAATACCTATAACCGGATCAAACTGGTTTATGACAATGAGGATGCCGGGAAGCGGGAGGTTTATATCGCACAGGATTCATCCAATATCAACAGGTGGGGGATTTTACAGTATTTTGATGCGCTACAAAAGGGAGAAAACGGGCAGGCAAAGGCGGACGCGTTATTACAGCTTTACAATAAGGAGACGCGGACGCTGACAGTCAAGGATGCCGCCGGAGACTCACGGGTGCGCGGTGGATCGCTCGTCGTGGTGCAGCTTGATCTCGGTGACGTGAAGCTTCAGAATCTCATGTTGGTAGAAAAATGCGTTCACAAGTACGGCGAGAGTAAACACACAATGGATTTGACAGTATCGGGAGGTGATTTTAGTGCATGACGCAAATGATTTTGTCCGGGCGGTGCAGCAGGTATCGACGAATGCGAATGATGCCGGGTATCCGGCTACGGTGATGTCCGGGACGGTAACATCTGCCAGCCCTTTAAAAATCAAAATCGAACAGAGATTTGAGATCAGCGGAAGCATGCTGATTCTGCCGGAACATTTGAAAGAGCGTGAAATCAAGGTGACAGTAAAGCCGACACATACCGAGGACGGCGGTACGCCGGAGCATAACCATGAATATGGTGGCGAATTAACGGTGACGGTACATAGCGGTCTGAGCGTTGGTGACAGCGTGCAGGTGGTCCGGCAGCAGGGCGGGCAGAAATATCTTGTAATCGGGAAGGTGGTGTAAGCATGATACCGGTATCAAACCAGTTGAAAAACGTCGAAGTGGTAGAACAGCCGTCCCTCTGTCCGAGAATGATCGTGGAAAGTGAACGGATCATAGGGCAGTGCGATGATGTCGAAGCGATTAAGCAGGCGATCTATAACATTCTGAATACCGAGCGGTATCAGTATATTATTTTTTCGTGGGACTATGGTGTGGAGCTTAAGGACCTGTTCGGAAAACCAATCGATTATGTCATGTCGGAGGTAGAGCGGCGCATCACGGAGGCTCTGGTGCAGGATGACAGGATTGATTCCTGCGACAGTTTTGAGTTTGAGAAAAAAGGAAGAAAATTGCTGGTTACGTTCGTTGCTCATACGAAATTTGGCAGCGTTCCGGCACAGAAGGAGGTGGATGTATAAGTGTATGAGGAGCAGACGTTTGATGCAATTATGCAGAGGATGCTTGAGCGCATCCCGGATACGTTGGATAAGAGAGAGAGCAGTCCTGTATATATGGCGCTTGCACCGGCGGCGGTCGAATTGGCATCATTGTATGTTGGATTTGATTGCATGCTGGCGGAGACATTCGGTGATACAGCATCTCGGGAGTACCTGATCCGGTTATGTGCGGATAGGGGTATCACACCCAAGACAGCTACGTATGCGGTACTGGAATTAGAGACGGATGTGGCGGTGCCGGTCGGAACACGGTTTACCGGCGGAGATCACATTTATAAGGTAACTGCAAGCGGACAGGTAACCTGTGAGCAGCCGGGGGCAGTCGGGAACGAATACCTGGGTGATGTTATCCCGGTGGAGTATGTGATGGGGCTCACAACTGCAAAACTTACGCGCGTGTTGATCTATGGTGAGGACGATGAGGATACCGAAACTTTGAGATTGCGGTATCAGGAATCTTTCAACGAACGGGCTTTTGCCGGGAATGCAAAGGACTATCATGACAAAACACTGGGAATAGCAGGAGTTGGCGCTGTTAAAGTGATCCGGGCATGGAATGGTCCGGGAACAGTCAAGCTTGTGATATTAGACAGTGTATTCGGAAAGGCAACGGATGTATTGATTCAGACGGTGCAGAAAGAATTTGATCCGAATAAGGACGGGCATGGCGATGGTCTTGCACCGATCGGGCACGCGGTGACAGTTGACACCGCATCCGAAGTCACTGTTAATATTGCGGCGACGTTAACCTATGATAATGGGTATGACCTTAATACCTGCAAGACCCAGATCGAGACAGCCATAGAGGAGTATTTTGCCGGACTTAGAAAGAACTGGGAAAATCAGTCAAAACTGGTTGTGCGGATTGCGTCTATTGATGCAGCGATCATGGGAGTGAAAGGCGTGGTAGATGTGACCGGTACAACGCTTAACGGCGGGGGAAACGTCGAGTTAACAGAATATGAGATCCCGGTACTGGGGGTGGTTACTTATGGCTGATCGTTATATCAATCTTAAGGAACTGCTCCCTTTGTATTTGCAGGCGTATAAGGAACTTGCCGCACCTATGGATGCGGAAACACCGGAGTTCCAGATAATTGAGGCGGAACATAACAGGATCATTGCCAACCGCTATATCGTGACCTGCGATGAGGAGGGCATTGTTCGGTACGAGCAACTCATGGGAATCCAGCCCAAGGCAGATGATACGTTGGAAGACCGGATTTTCAGATGCATAACAAAGTGGAATGTGTGTCTGCCGTACAATTATGCTTTCCTCGATCAAAAGTTAAGGGAACTATGTGGAGCTGAATATACGTTGGATCTGGACATTGCTGGCCAGACCGTAACAGTTAAAGTGGGACTTGCGCAGAAGAATCAGTATGATGTGGTCGCGGAAATGCTGGAAGAGATAGTTCCATGCAACTTACAGTTGAATCTTTCTTTACTGTACAATCAGTACCAGGCGCTTAAACCATATCCACATATTATTCTGGCGCAGTTTACACATTGGGAATTGCGGAATTTGAGCATCCCCCGGAATTTAAGTGCTGCGGTAGAGAATATAGCGGCGTATGCAGTGGATGATCTGGCACGCTTCACAGTGGAAGAGGTTGCGGATATAGGAATCAGAAAGAAGGTATGAGATGAAACTTACAGATTTATTCAAATTCAAGCTGTTTGAGAGAAAAGACACTGCGGATCTGGCGGTGGTCAATGAGAATTTCCAGATGGCAGAGAGCGAGATTGACAAGCGGCTGCTCAAAACTGCGGTGCAGAACACGAACACAGTCACAGAAGCGGGATATGCACTGGATGCCAGACAGGCGAATCCGAATGTTAAGGGATCGCTGGCGGAACTGATTGTGGCGTTGAGCGAATTGTTGACAAGTCATAAAAGCTCTGGCGATCATGATAGCAGATATTATACAAAAACAGATATGAATACGATGCTTGCCAGAAAAGCTGATAGCGAGCACAACCATGACAAGGTGTATTATACAAAAGCATTTGTTGATGGTCTGCTTGCGTTGAAAGCAGACCTTACACATTATCACGATAACAGGTACTATACTGAAGCGGAGACGGATGCAAGAATGGCAAAGGCGGCTCGATATGTGGGATTATATGAACAGGAGATTACGTTGGCAGCGGGCGGGGAATTTTACCAGGCAATTCCAAGTACGTATCAGAATGGGGGATATATTTATTTTATAAACTGCTCGGGTAACTCGTTGAATTTCACAGCCAACATGGAAGGATATAATATGGCTGTGAAGAATAGGGGCGCAAGTACGCTGGCAACTCGAGTGCAGGTGTATTTTTTTAGCATTGGCGTATAAATCAAGAAGAAAGGAAAAAAGTATATGAAGTTGAAAACCTCAAAAGACACTTACGAAATTGTAAGTGCAAACCATGAAAACGGAAAATTGAATATTGTATTTGAAAACCAGTCCTGCGAATCTTTGCAGGATATTTTTTCGGTCAAAAATGATCTGGCACGGCTGGAGATTTATGATCATGATGAGCGGACCAGCATTATCACTGAGTATGTGGTGCTTGAACGAGTGGTGCTTGAGGATAATCATGCGACGGTAGTTCTCGGAAGAGAAAGTGATGACTATTCGCGGCGCGTCACGGATCTGGCATCAAAACTTGCGGAAGCATCGGCAACCGCATCGGAGATGGCGGAAACAGTTACCGCGACAAATAAGACGGTTGATGGAAATACAACCGATATTCAGAAGCTTGCTGCCGACATGGATTATCTGGCTATGCAGATGGAGGTGACATTGGATGAGTAAACATTATGAAAAGGTAAAAGGGTATTATGACAAGAAGCTTTGGAGCAAAACCCGTGTGTACAATGCGGTAGGAAAGTGGATCACAGCCGGGGAATATGAGGAGATCACCGGGGAGACATATGAGGAACCGGCGAAGAAAAGTGCCGAGGAAGATACAACTATGATGTAGGAGGAGAATCATGAAACAGACGGAGAATTATGGCTTTAACGTGCCGGAGGAACATGAATTTTATGATGTTTCAGTGCAGAACGAGAACTGGGAGAAGTTAGATGCGGCTTTAACACAAATCGAGAGCCGGCTACAGGAAATTGCAGAAGCAAAACAGTAACAGAACCATAGTCATAGCGCCGAACAATTGATCTTTGTGATCGAGCGTCCGGCGCTATTCAGTTGGCACAAACCTGCATAAGCAGTGTTTTATACTTATTATAAGGAAAGAGAGGATAAGGATATGGAATCAATCATCACAGCACTTATTACAGGCGGACTGACGCTGATCGGTACGGTAATGACGGTCAGCAGTGGTCAGAAAAAGACGGATCACAAACTTGAGATGGCGCAGGCGGTCACGGACTGCAAGTTGGACGAGCTTACCAGAGAGGTAAGGATGCACAACAACTTTGCACAGCGGGTCCCGGTCATCGAGGAGCAGGTAAAAGTTATCAATCACCGCATTGCGGACTTAGAGGAGGGAAAGTAGTATGTTGAAAAATTGTGTATTTAAAGTATCAGTAGACACGCAGAAATGGGCGAAAGCCGCGGGCATCAGAGCGCTTAAGACGATGGCGCAGACTGCGGTTGCAGTAATCGGTACCGGAGCAGTAATCTCGGCAGTAGATTGGAAGATGGTAGTATCATCCGCGATTGTGGCGGGTGTTGTGTCGCTGCTCACGTCTGTTGCAGGAATTCCGGAAGTGGAGGGATAATTTATGGCGAACAAAAGAATTGGACAGGCAGGACTTGCCCTTATCAAGCAGTACGAGGGATGCAGACTGGCAGCATACCGGTGCGCCGCCGGTGTATGGACCATTGGGTACGGTCACACGGCTGGCGTACATAGCGGTATGACGATCACACAGGCGCAGGCGGACGCATATCTGCAGCAGGACATTGCGAAGTTTGAGGGATACGTCAACAATCCCGCATACGTTCCGATCACCACAAATCTCAACCAGAATCAGTTTGATGCGCTGGTCAGCTTTGCCTTTAACTTGGGCGCCGGAAATCTCCGGAAGCTTTGCAAGGGCAGAACAGCGGCGCAGATCGCTAGAACTATGCCGAATTATAACAAGGCGGCAGGCAAGGTGCTGGCAGGATTAAAGCGGCGCCGGGCGGCAGAGCAGGCATTGTTTAACAAGCTGGTAAGCGCGGCTACACCGGCACAGAATCAGAATACGGAGGATTACAACATGAATACGATCAAAAAGGGTAGCAAAGGCAACGCAGTAAAGGTATGGCAGATCATCATCGGCGTGGCGGCGGACGGCATTTTCGGCAGCGGCACGGAATCGGCAACCAAGACCTGGCAGAGCAATCACGGGCTGACTGCGGATGGCATCGTCGGGGCGAAGAGTTGGAAGGCGGGACTGGAAGCACTGTAATAGCATGACCGGTGGGAGAAATCCTGCCGGCTTTTTGATATCCGAAATAAAAAATATACGGGGTATTCAGAAGCCTTTAGCATTTGGAGGGTAGAAAATTTGTAAAAAATGTGCATTGAACATCTGTTCGGTGAAGTGATATTATAATCACATAAAATAGCCCGGAACGTTGGGACGAAACCGAGCTACTTGGCTTAATTAAGTTGTATGTAGTATAACATATTTCGACACTTTTCTCAAGTTTTTCTTGTAGTTCAGTACTGATGTAGTATAATAAAAGAAAAACGTTGGAGGAGCAAATTATGAAAAAAAAAGCTTTTTTCTTTTCCGTAGAATTGTATTACAAAGAACAGAATGTAGTGTGTAATTTCAAAAAGATTCCTGATTTGTTAAAAGAAATTATTGACACAAATGGAATAGTAAATGATGGAATTACAACGCTTGATTTGACGGGTGTGGCTGAATCTTTGCATACTATGTTAGATGTATATCGATATAAAGATAACTATTTTTTTGCTAGAGCATCCAAACAAAGACCAACCGGAACTGTTATTGGGAGAGATTATGATACGAAAGTTGCAGAGTCGGTATTACCGGGATATAGTGAGGACGAAAAAGGTATTGAATTATACACATATATTTATGTAAATTATGAAGCGTGTGTGTTACAAATTATTTCTGCACAAGGGGCACCAAATGAAAATATTGTAGTTGACCTTTTTAAAATGTATAGTGATGAATACAATATAAAACTGATCGCAATACCTAATGCTAATGGTGTGCAGAAATTTTATGGAAAAGAAGGGGCGTCAATTAGTTCAATAACATTAGAACTTCCCAATCCAGATCCTGCAATTTTGGAAAATGTTTTAGGGGAAAATGGTAATAATATTCTTAGGTCAGCAACAAATGACCATATATCCGTATCGTTGGATATTAAATCTAGTATTTCAAGACACTTATTAACAACGGATACGGAAGAGTCGAATGGAATTATTGATGCAATTCAGGATATTATTGCCCGATTTGGAACAACCAGATTTAAGAAGGCAAGCATAAAGGGTAAGGCGCAGAATATAAAAGCTCGAGAATACAATTTTTACGAAGAAAATTATTTTTATCCGGTAGATATTCCTGCTTATAGAATGGAAAACCAAAAAAGAGTGTATTACAACCAGGCGGAGCTTGCACAGATTAATTATGAGAATATGGTTTTTTCATATAATGAGTCGAGAGATTTTATATTGCCTTTGATAAGGAGATGAGTGTTTGAATAAACGCATTGTAAAAGTGTTTATAGCATTTATAATTTTTTTTATAGTATATGTTGCTAATAACTATTGGGGATTATTAAGTATCCCACAGAGGGAAAGCAATATGAAAGATTATCAATTCAATATTATTACTGTAAGTACGGTTTTTGCAGGTTTTTCATTCACGGTACTTGGGATTTTATTGTCGTTTTCATCAACGAAAACAATAGAAGGGATTAAGGAAACGAGTATTTTGGTAACGCAGTGCAATATAGTCGTAGATAGTATAATAATGTTCGTTATATCTGCATTTATTTCGCTTTTTTTAATCTTTATAGCTTATAGCGAGTTTATAACAAGTATTTGTACGAAAGTGACGTCATTTAATTTACATGAGAATGTTATAAACGTATTATATGTAATGGGTATGGGGTATTTGATTTATGGAATTATTTTATTTACAGTTTCTGTAAAAAGAATGGTTGTTATTATGCGACAAGTGTTTGTAGAAGATATAAAACGGGGAAAGGAAAAAGCTAATAAGTTTAAAAGCATTGCAAAAAGACAGGAAGACAACATAAGTAAGTTTCAGCAAGAAGAATATGAAAAAGATACTTTTTCTTCGGAATAAGCTTCGCCCAGCCATCTGGCTGGGCGTTTTCTCCACCACCCCCGGTGAATCAAGTTTTCTTGATTCACCGGGGGTTACTTTATATTCCTATCGGAACCCCAATCATCGCCGTAGAATCCGGCTACGTAGAAGCGATCGGTTGGAACCAGTACGGCGGATGGCGCATCGGCATCCGCAGCTTTGACGGGAAGCGCTACTATTATTATGCGCATCTGCGCCAGAACTATCCGTACCGGGAACAGTTGAAGGAGGGCGATGTCGTGACGGCAGGGGATGTGATCGGCTATATGGGGCATACCGGGTACAGCACGAAGGAAAATGTCAACAACATAGACACGGTTCATCTGCATTTCGGGCTGCAGCTGATCTTTGACGAGGCGCAGAAAGAGGGAAACAACGAGATCTGGGTGGACTGCTATAATCTGACGCGCTTTTTATATAAGAACCGTTCCGCTGTGCAGAAAGTGGGGGAAAGCAGGGAGTGGAAGAGGACGCTGCAGATGACGGATCCGGCGGTTGTAAAATATCAGAAAACCGTAAAAAAACAGTGAAAAAATATTGACAATAGAAGCGGGAGGGTGGAAAATTTTGATATACGGATAGGGAGGAGGAGTGTCTGTGATAGAACGTCGATGGATTCAAAAAGGGTACCGGATTTTTTTTGCTATTGCACTTCTTATCTGTGTGGGAGGCATTCCGGCATATGCAGAAGAACTGGTGCCGGACGCTGGGGAAATCACCGGCAGGGTATTATTTATCAGTTCCTATTCCTATGCATGGGAGACGGTTCCGGAACAGATTCGCGGTATAAAGGAAGCATTGGGCGCTGGTGTACAGCTGGATTATCAGTTTATGGATACCAAAAATGTCGAGACGGCGGAGAGTGAACAGCTATTTTACCAGACGCTAACATACTATCTGAAGATGGTTCCGGCGTATGATGTTGTGATTGTAGGAGATGATGCGGCGTTTCAGTTTGCAATGACGTATCGGGAGGAGTTGTTTGCGCAGACGCCGGTTGTTTTTGAGGGAGTTAATGATAGGGAACTGGCGAAGAAAGCGGCAGCAGATCCGCTTGTGACGGGCGTGGTTGAGACGCTCTCTTATGAGAATACGATCACGCTGGCAAAGAAGCTGTATCCGGATGCAAGACAGGTGGTAGGAATACTGGATGATACGGTGACCGGAGAGGGCGAACGCAAGGAATTCCAGTATTACGATACTGTTTTTCCAGAGTTGGACTTTGTAGAGATCGACGCTTCAAAGCTCTCCCAGGAAGAATTAAAAAGACAGGTTGCTGCGCTGGGGGAGGAGAGCATTTTGGTCTATATTATGTGCAGCAGGGATGGCGACGGGAATGTATACGCAGCGGCGGAAGCGATCCAGATGCTGAGTGATGTGGCGCAGATTCCGATGTTTTCGATTGTCTCGCACGGTATGGGAAAAGGATTTTTAGGCGGCGAGATTGTCTCGCAGGAACAGATGGGAAAAAGGGCAGGAGAAATGGCGGTGCAGATACTGGAGGGCACGGATTGTGCAGGGATCTCCATTGTGATGGAGCCGCCGAAGGTATATTGCTTTGATGAAAATGTGATGCGCAGGTTTGGAATCAGTGCATCAAAGCTTCCCGGGGATGCAGTCATCATCAATCATAGGGAGTCCTTCTGGGAAAAGAACCGGGATACGATCAGGGCAACGCTGGTGATCGCTGCCGTGTCGCTGGCAGTGGTGGCATGGCTGGCGGTGGACAATATGCGCCGGCGCAAAATGAACGAGGTGATTACCAGAGCAAACGAAAAGCTGTCCTACAGTGCACATTACGATGTACTGACACACCTTAAGAACCGCAGTGTCTTTATGGAAGATATCAGGCAGCGGATTGCCTCCGGGGAAGAATTTACAGTTTTTATGTATGATCTGGATAATTTTAAGCGGGTGAACGACACCTACGGACACAATACAGGGGATGAGGTGCTGCGCGAAGTGGCACTTCGGTCGCTGGCGGTGGAGGATGGCCATTTCACACCGTATCGTCTGGCAGGAGATGAGTTTGTAGCACTGATCGACTGCGGCGATTACAGGGTCATAGAGCGATATGCATCCGGTTTGATGGAACGTCTGCAAAAGCCGTGCAGAATGGGAGCGGCGGACGAGGCACTGGGAGTCAGTCTTGGAATCGCGGTGTGGCCGGAGCACGGAGCGGATGCAACGGAACTTCTGGCAGCGGCGGATGCTGCGATGTATACGGTGAAGAAAAACGGAAAAAATGGATATGCATTTTATAAGGAGCCATGCGCACCGTAG